CTCCACAGACTTTCCAAAACGCTCAAAGCAACCCTAAAGGGTCTTTTGTGGAGTACGACTAAGCAGGTATCAATCTGCCAGCACAGTATACCACTAATCTAATTCAGGCCAAATTAATTTATAACTGTCAGGAAATAGGGTCTTTCGGTTTACTAGCCCGTGGCTTTGTTTCTCAAGGGTTGCGGCTAGGATCACCAGCTTATCGTAGGGTATATCACCGTTCTGCCACATGGATACGGCAGGTACGCTAATGCCTAGCATCTTAGCTACTTTGGTTGGCCCACCCAATAAACGAATAATAGCGACTGAATTCATGTAAGTAATCTTAACATATTTCTTGCATTAGTTGTTAAGTTAAGTTAATATGGGTGTACGGTATGTGCCGTGATAACAGGAGAACTCATATGAGTGAAATAGAATCGCAAACGAATGACTTACTACAGCTTCAAGGTGAACTTGAACGCATCTTTGATGTGCTAGAAGGTGGCACAGACTTATCTAAGGAACAAATTGACTTACTGCGCTATGGCTGTGGCTTTGCGCCAGTAAACCGTCAGCGTGATTTCTTGCGTGAAGTTTTTATAGACCTCAATCCATACGGGAGATCACAATGAACCCACAAGTACAGCTAGTAACGCCTGAAATGGCAAAGATTTACCTATCTAAAAACACCGATAACCGCCAGCAAAGGGGCTGGTATGTGTCTTGTCTAGCCAAAGCCATCAAGCGTGGTGACTGGATATTGACCCATCAGGGCGTAGCATTCTCTGAGTCAGGCAAACTGATTGACGGGCAACACCGTCTAGAAGCGATTGTAGAAGCCGATACGCCCGTGCAGATGCTTGTCACTACAGGAGTAAGTAACGATGCCTATAAGGTCTTAGATAACGGCATCAAGCGTACATTGTCAGACCTTACAGGCATTAATGTTAGAACTACCGAGGTATGCCGTATCTTGGCTAGATTGGTCTACGGTGGTAATTCGGTCACCAGTGCAGAAGAATGCTTAGAAATCTATAACACAGGGGTGGGCGAGGTATCCGATAGCCTAGTCGAGTATTGCGGCAAGCAGATTAAAGTCTATTCGTCTGCGCCTATGCGTACTGCGGCAGTCTGTTTAATCCTTGATGGGTATAACCAAAACTATATTAAGAACCTGTACGCAAACCTTTGTCACCAGCAATTTAACGAACTGCCCAATGTAGCGCAGAACTTTATCCGTCAGGTAACCGATGGCAGAGTCAGCGCAAACAAGAAGTCAAACCTACTAGCACGGGGTCTAAAGGTATTTAATCCTGAGTATCAAGATGTAGCTAGACTTCAGATTAGTGATTCAGAAGAAACTGCCGCTAATGCGTATTGCCGCAACATTGTTAGAAACCTATTAACCAAGGAAAAAAAATGATTATTTCTGATACTCAACGAGATTTTAAAATTGCCCCTGCTGGCTTGCATATGGCCCGTTTATATTCTGTGATTGACCTCGGTCATCAGGCTACCGAGTGGGCTGGAGAAACCAAAATAATGCACAAGGTCGTATTGACTTGGGAACTGCACGGGGATGATGAGGATGGTAAACCATTAAAAACAGACGATGGCAAGCCATTAATCGTATCTAAGCGGTATACGGTCAGCCTTGGAGATCAAGCACGGCTACGCCAAGATTTAGAGGCATGGTCAAACAAAAAAATGACCACTGAGGACAGGAAAAACTTTGACCTGAAGAACCTATTAGGTAAGTTCTGCATGGTCAATATTACGCACTCTGAGGATGGTAAGTACGCTAATATCTCAGGCATCAGTCCCGTACCTAGCGCACTGCGTAACGCCCAGCCTGAAGGTATTAATCCGACCAAAATCTTTTGGTTGCAAGACTTTAAGCAGGAAGAATACGATGCGCTACCTAAGTATTACAAGGAAAAGATAGCGGAGAGTAGTGAGTGGCGTGGTCAGCAGGAGCGTGAAAGAAAAGCACCTAAGATAGCTGATGATGACGGTTTTGGCCCTGACAATATTCCGTTTTGAGGTGAACTATGAAAGCATTTCCACATATAGCTAAAGTTCATATGCTTGATGGCAATAGCATTATTAAAGAAGAAATAACAAGCGGTGGCATGGATTTGCGAGATTACTTTGCGGCTAAAGCTATGCAAACCTTTATTCGCATTTCTAGGGATAACTACAGTCACGGCAATCCAAGTGAAGGCGGTTTTTCTTGGGTATCTGAAATGGCTTACAAACAAGCGGATGCAATGATAAAGGCGAGAAACAATGATAGTTAAGGAGAAATTAAGTGAATCAGGTCACTGGTATAAGAAAGACGGCACTCCAGCCTATACAGTCATTGGCAAGACTGGGGAGCGACCAGCAACGCTCCGTGACGCACGGAAACTCGGACTTTTGCCAAGTGTTACAACAATTAACGGAATGCTATCGAAAGCAGGGCTTGATACATGGAAACAACAGCAAGTCCTTTTAGCCGCCCTAACCCTGCCTAGACTGCCTGATGAACCCGAATCTGACTGGCTGGCTAGGGTAATGCAGGATAGCAAAGCGCAGGGCAGGGAAGCGGCAGAACGAGGTACTGCAATCCACGCCATTATCCAAACTTGGTTTGAGGGTGTTTATATGCCTGAAAAGCCACCGTACATTAGCGCAATCATGGATAGCTTAGAGAATGCCTTTGGCAAGCAGGAATGGCTTTCAGAGCAATCTTTTGGGCATCCGCTAGGGTTTGGTGGCAAGTGCGACCTAATGGCTAAGACGGGCTTTATTGTGGACTTTAAGACCAAGGAAACCGACTTAGATAAGGTGGATGTGTATTTTGAGCATGAGATGCAGTTAGCCGCCTACCGTGAGGGCCTAGGCGTTCCTACGGCACGGTGCGCTATCGTCTTTGTCAATGCACTAAGTAATCAGGTCAAACTGATTGAAATTGAGCAAGATCGGCTTCAAAAGGGCTGGGAATGCTTTGAGCATTTGTTACGGGTTTACCAAATCAAGAACGGCTTATAATCAAAGTTCCTTCACGGGAACGGGGGAAAGCGCAAGCGAGTACCCCACTAACAATGGGCAAAAATAATTTTGGAACTGTTAAAAGGGAAGCAGACAGTCGCAAAGGCAATATTGGTTCTAGACCAAATGTGGACTTCCTGACCAAAATAGCCCACCTTTTTTAGGGCGTTAAGCCGCCACAGTAGGATGCAGTAATTAGGGAATTTTGCGGCTTTCTGCCCTATTGCTAGTAACTGCTAAATACTGCCCTGTTGTTTTTCTGCAAAACCTAGGGTATATCCTAATAAAAATACCTTGCATTGTTAAGATTACTTAACTTATACTGTCATTACTGCATCGGGCAGTGAGATAGAAAAGGAGAATCAAATGCAAGTTTTAGACATTCAAGTTACCAAAGTTGACCAATTAGGTATGCTCTTGGCACAGATTGCTGACCTAGAAGCACAGGCAGAAGCACTCAAGACCGAACTCAAGCAAGAAGAAGGACACATTGAGGGTAACCTCTACAAAGCGTGTGTAACCTTATCCCAGCGCAAGACCGTAGATAACAAAGCAGTGTTTGCAGAAGCCAATGTACCTGCTGAGTTAATTGAGAAGCACACCAAAACTACCGCAGTTATTACCCTCAAAGTTACAGCCCGTTAATCAACGCCCCTACGGGGGCAGAAAGGTTTATATGAAGTATTTACTTTTACTAGCACCACTAACCTTAATTGGTTGCAGTTCTTTTGAACCACCCAATGTCAGCCTAGAAACCGATAAACAGGCGTATCACATGACACGGGCGCAGGTTATTCTAGGCATTAATGAGTGTGAGGATGCTGGCACACGCCCCGTAGTCATTACCGCCAAGCGCAGGATTAATGGCGTGACCACCGATGTACCCGTAGAAGTTACTTGCAATCCCCGTTACCGTATCTTTCAATAAGGAGTCATCATGCTACAGAGTGAACGAGATCATTTATCGTACCTAGAAGCCAAGCGTAAGTTTGACAATATGGAGCGTATGCGTGAGAAGGGCTGGGCAGATGTAGAAGCCTATAACCGCCTTATTGCTTACGAAAACAAGAAAAAGCGCAGGGAATCTATCAAGCAGTTCTTGCTGGGTGGTTTGGCGGCAATCTTGTTCTGTGTGCTGTTTTTTGGTACTAACTACCTAATGCACGGCTATGCAATATAAGAAGTTTGACCAAGCTTTGCACGATGCCTGTGATCCACCTGCCCGTGATGCCGTGGCTAGGTGGCTCAAAAACCTGTGGTACATTGATGCTACCCCTAACCCTGATATATACGCTGTAGACCTCGTATTAAGCCGCAGGGGTGAGCATCTAGGGTATGCCGAGGTAGAGGTCAGGGATTGGGAATATTGCCCGTTTGACACCATCCATATTGCCCAGCGCAAGGATAAGTTATTTAACCACCCTAGAACCACCATGTATGTGGTCAATAAACCGTTAACCCATGCCTACTGGATACGGGCCAACAAAATCAAGGATTGCCCGTTGATAGAAGTACCAAACAAGGCGGTAGCCCGTGACGAATACTTCTACGATGTACCCAAGGACTTGTGGAAAATCGTAGACCTACGGGAACTGTTCTAGGCGTAGGGTCTAGTACCAGCCTTATCAATAATCAGTGCTTGTCTGCGAGGAGCAGTGCCAGCAATATTAGGAATACTAATATGTGTCCAACGGTCAAATTCTCGAATAATTTGGTCATATCCAATCCCCGATGCAATCACCGCCTTAACGACTTCATCGGGGGTCATGCTCGGTACTCGAATATCTGCGGCACATCCAATCCGATGCTGGCTAGTGTCCTTTGATCCTACAGCGTCATTGACTTCTTTGCAACGAAAAGCCGAATTAACCATCACTGGCTTGCCGCCTAAGACAGTCTTAACTTCTTCAAGGAATGCGGCTAGGCGCACAAGGTTAGCCATTTCTGAGGCGTTGGGCGTATTGTCAAACTGACGGTGGTCTGTGTGTGTCAGTTCGTCTAAGGTAAAGTGTTCGGATAGGTTCATTTTTTCATCATCTCCTGTATCTCTTTGTTCTTGTCCTTAGACCCTTGACTAGACCCAAAGTAGAACGATAAGACTTGTCCTGCGCTACTGGTAATAAATCCTAGAGCAAAAATTACCATCTGTTGTTGGTCTACGGGTACATCTCTAAACATTAGGATAGCGATAAAAGTAAATGCTAGGGTGACTGTTCCTAGGGCTAGGATAGGTACGACCGCTTTATCCAGCTTTGTAGCGTGTTCTGAGGTCGCTACAGCAGAATATGCTTTACGGGCAGAATCACGGTCTTGGGCTTCTAATTTAGCGTACTCAAGGTCAAGTTCCTTAAGCTTCATAGCCATCTCAGGATTGCCTGTAA